AGAGGAAAGCGATATGCAAGAACGATAGAATAAATAACTCGAATTACAGCGTCTTATCCGGCATTAAAATATGAGGCGATTTACCTCGGTGGGTTTTCCCATCGAGGTAATATTTTCGCCTGATTTTTTTAGTTATGTTATACTCGGAGGGCTGTATGGTACTGGAGCACGTACATTGTTTTCTTATCATTAGGCCGGAAAACAAGCAGGAATGGCAGGTACTGGAATCTTTTCTAGCGGAGCACCTGGTCGTAGAGAAAAGAATATACGACCCATTCTTAAGAAGCATTAAGACGGTTGTCGTAAAACTGTACACAAAGGCCGAAGACGGCTATACAATACCGGATGGATTTCTGTTCAAGCTTCTCTTTGCCATCACCAAAGCTGGCATTACATATACTTATCGTGCCGAGAGAGAACGTGGACTCAAAGCGGATTGGGAAAACGTCTCTAATAAGTTCACTTTACGTCCACTTCAGGAAGAATGCCTGAAAGCTGTGGACAAAGCATTGATAGCTGGCACTGGTGGAGTGGTTGTAGCACCACCAGCATTTGGTAAAAGCTACCTCATCTCGATGCTGGTAAATCTGTACAAAGATTATAAGATTGATGTGATTTCTCGCAGACGGGATGTGGTAATTTCAAACTATCGGGCTATTCTTAAGACGACCCCAGATGTGGGGTTAGTTACGACTGGATCGAAAACAACTGGGCGAGTTACCGTTTTCACTGCAGACAGTGTTTTCCATAGCAGGTTCGACGCGAATCTTGTTATTCTAGATGAAGTGCATGAATTGGTGACGGACAGGTACATGCGTCTGTTAAGCAACTACTTTGCACCAAAACTGGGCTTGACAGCAACGCCGGACACTAGGTACGATAATCTGCACTCCAGAATAGAGGGACTCTGCGGTCCCGTTCTTTACCGGGTTTCATACCAGGACGCAGAAGATGTTTCGATTGTTGTTCCAATCGTCGTAATATGGTATCCTGTCGATGCCGTTGAAACAAAATTCTCAGACCCTATCACTCGTAAACGGAACGGGATATGGTGTAATGACTCTAGAAATCGACTCATAGCGAATGTCGCTCTGGAACACTACAATAACAATAGGCAAGTTCTCATCATAGTCGAAACAATTGAGCACGCGCTGAGACTCAAGCAATACCTGCCGGAATTCGAGGTGTGCTATGCTGGGTCGAGAAAAGAGGGAGCATATCCTACCGATCTCAATTACGCCCCTATTCCAGCAAAACGAAGAGAAGAATTACGTACTCTTTTTCAGACTCGTCAGGTTATGGGAGTTATTGCAACCGGAGTGTGGGCAGTTGGTGTAAGTTTTGATAACCTGGAGGTGCTAATCCGAGCAGAAGGAAGCGGAAGTAAGACAGCGGCCACCCAGGTCCCTGGTAGGGTCTGTCGGATAAGTAACCAAATCTGCAAACCCTCAGGACTTGTGATAGACTTCATCGACAAGTTTGAACGAGGACTCATGCAAAAATCGATAGAACGATACAGATGCTATGCCAAGCACGGTTGGGCACAGTTTGACCACACTGGAACCCCCCTACATCTCAGCCGTTTTCGGAGTCTAACCGCGAAGACCAGGAAATCCCGCAAATTTGGAAAGTAAACTATGGTGTCGAAAGACGAGGTAAGAGAGGCGTTTTACTATCTCTTACAGAGCAGACCAGAAAGAAGACAGGCGTCGTGGGATGGTGGTAAAGATAGGCAAACTGGTAGGCGCTACACAAACAAATGGTCTAAGATTGCTGACTTTCTTAACGAACGTGGCTGTAACGATGTATATGGATTCATTTATGCAAATTTGAAATTCAGAACAGATCTCGATTTAGCCTCAGTAAATTTACAGCCTATTCATCTCTACAGCGATTCAGCCTGGACTGCGTATCAAGCATATCTTGAAAGTTTAGAGGGACTCGGAGAAAAAATCAGAGCAGAACTAGATGTTTTTCGGTCTCGGTACAAATACTGGCGTCTGCTCATGGATGACTCGAAGGCTCTTGCGGCTACACTGTCTGATTCGAGTATTTCAGTATCGCCAATATTGCGATACTACCTAGCGAGGAAACTAGGATTTGACGACATTGCTAACAAATACTTTCCAGCCGCTGAATATCAATTCGTGGTCGCGGCAGCCGAATACAGAAAGTATTTGAAAGACATTGACATAGAGGGTGCATCATGCAAGGATTGGGTGTAGATCTAAGCGTGATAAAGTATGTCTTGATTCACGCCCTAGCGGACAACGAGGTACAGAGATTCTGTATTAGGGGCCTTAAACCAGAACATTTCATATTGCCAGAGGAAAAACCATTCGCTGTCCTCTGGCGTGTTTTTTTAGATTACTTTGAAGAGTTTAATCGTCCACCGGATGTCACTACACTAACAGTGCTTATTAGCAGTCGGCTGCAACAAGCCCATGTGTATCCAGAATTTGTTCTGGATCAGGTGGAAGACATCCTACAGATTGTGGAGACCGTATCACCTACAGAACTAAACCGTGCCTGTGCCATCGACCTGGCTAAACTCATAATTGCCCGCTACTTCAAGGATACGATGAGTGAACGCCTGACAAAAATGAATGGCGACGACACGGCATTTGTAAAGTTTTTAGATGATATTTATGCTCAATTCAAGACTTCGACACGCTTTTCAGCTTATCCGGTAGATCCAGAAGCTCCAGAGCTGACGACCCTAATCGAAGAATTTGAAACTACACCGCATCGGATAAGCTTTATTGATGATTTGATGGGCGGTGGGTGTAGGGCCAATGAAGTCTATTGCTTATTAGGCCCCACAGGTGGTGGAAAGTCTCTGCTAAGCCTTCAACTTGTCACAGAACAGGCCACCTATTTCTACACGGAAAGATTAAATTTCATCAATGTTTATTTTACCTACGAATTAAGCAAACGAGATACAATAATTCGTGCATACGCTCAAACAACGAATCTTCCATTACAGCGTTTAGAACAGTTGGCCAGGAATCAGGATACTTTTACTGAAGAAGAGCAAAGAAGATATGAGCTTGCAAGGGATATTTTAAGAAATTGCTATAGGATTGTGGATTTTTCTGGATCTGATCCAGCCACAGTTGATGCCACAAATGGCGGTGATCTACATGAAGTTGTTGATTATCTCTTAAAACTACAAGAAACAACAGGGAGAAAAATATGTACTGTTGTTCTGGATTGGGCAGGAATCATCGTAGAACGAGAGGCAATGTTACATAACAAGGATATTTCTCGTGTTCGCGTTTCAGAATTAACAAGCTTTGTTCAAAGAGTTAAAGATCTCATCGCTGGGCCGCTAAATTGCTCCGTGTGGGCGGTACACCAACTCGCAGGTGAAGTCTCAAACAAACCACCGCACATACCAACTCATCATTCGCAGGCACAATGGTGCAGGAGTTTCGCCAATAACGCTGTGTATGCCTTCTGTTTAGGACCACAGGACAGCGACACCCGCGTTATGACGCTGAATTGTTCAAAGTCACGTCGTTCAAGACGGATTGCACCGCGTCTGATTCAAAATAACGATGCATTGCGATTCGTCGATGTTTCGGATCAGTATGTTTTGGACAAACTCTACGGAATTCTGCGGAGAAACGTGACTCTATGATCAACACATGGTTGTTCCGCCGGTTAAAGTATCTATTCGGAGAAGTAAAAATTGCCAACGAGGACCTACCGCTCATATTTTCTGAGTATATTGAACCTACTACTGGAAAAAAGAAGATTTTTGTCGAACAACGTGGCGAGACATACTGTGTTAACTGCCCATTTTGTCAAATTGTGACAAATGGACGACCAGATACTCGCTTTCGGTTATGGATCAATCACCATTATGGTGTTGAAGATCCCTCCACTAAAAGGAAATTCTGGGGATTGGCATATTGTTACAATGAAAACTGCCTTTCCTACGAAGAATTTCGAACTGCGTTGAAGCATATCATATATGGTTTTGAAAAACCACCCACTAACTTGGACCTACAGTTCCGGTCTCGTACACTTGCCCGTACAAGATGCGAACTTCCTGCTGGACTGGTACCGATAAACAGCCTGGAGGCCAGTCATCCAGCAGCACAATATTTAATTTCTGAAAACTTTGATTTGGATTATCTGTACAACACGTTCAAAATTCAATTTGCTGCTGAACTTGATCCTCGTTTCCCTAACATGTACGGGAGGATCATTATTCCGATTTACATGAATGGGGAGTTGTATGGGTATCAGGGGAGAATCTTTGGGAAACAGGGAAATCTCAAGTATCTAACAGCTAAGGGCACCAAAGTTGGAGAAGTTTTATACGGATATGATGCATTTCCAAAAGGATTGCAGTTTGCTGTTCTATTTGAGGGGGCAAAAGATGTGTGGAGATATGGACCCGGCGCATTGGGAATGCTGGGAACGCATCTGTCCCGTAGAAAAGTGATGCATTTAAAGGAATTGGGTATCAAATATGCCATAGTTATACTGGATGGAGATATTGCAACCAACCAGCACAGTATGCATATCATAAACTCGCTCAATGCGGCACTGAACAGTTCTGGATTGAAATATTCCATCCGTATTTTACCGGATGGGAAGGACCCGGCAGACTTGGATAGGGAGAAACTATATGAGTACATCCTGGAATGTGCGTCAGGACTGGATTTCTAAGGTTGATTGGTTAGAACCAACTGCTAACGGTGTAGCAACAATCTTCGGAGATGGAGGATCTTCTTTTCAGTTTTACGGTCTTGGCGGTCTTATCCCTTGGCCAGACAATTTTTATGTTAAACAGTTATCTGAGGCGTTACAGAGGGAGCTTCTCGGCAATCCGACAGTCTCAAAACCATTATCAGAAGAAACCCTCTGTAAGGAGATGATCAAACATGTAAATGAGAGATATTTCAGGCTTCTCTATGGTTTTGCCTATCCCTATACGTATATTGCTCCGGACGGGGCAATGAATTATCAGATTATTCCAGGTCATTTCCTGCTTGATTTGCGGGAAGATCTCGGAGACGACGAGAGTAATATCTCAAACTATAGTAATGTTGTAGAGTATGGACCCAGGATCGAGAAAATACAGCCTGGTGTTCCAGTCATTTATGTTATAGGGGCTGAACCATCTTTTGTGGAATCAGTCACTGGAGTTAATTTCTCTGGTGATTTTGGAGATGCTCTTCTGAATGCTCTGGAGTCCGCGGGTGTTGACGATCAGCAGTTTTCCAACATCTACACTGCTAATTCGATTCGCATCTATCGTGCTCCAACCTCTATAAAATCAAAGCTTATCAAGGATTTTCTTCCACTGATACAGTTAGAGTTGGCAATTCTACAGCCGGACCATATCATCTGTCTTGGATCACAAGCCTTGAAGATATTTACTAGGAAATCTCAAGCTACTGTCAGCCGTACACCCGTGGAATATACGTACACTACGTGGCAGGGAGAGAAAAAAGCGATAGTACACGCTCTTCCCCTAACGGCACTGCATTCGATAAGTGAATACAAGAATTTCCAATTACTGGTGCGAAGGACTATAGATTTCATATATTATGGTAAAACCGTTCAACCATATGATGTAAAGTACTCACGGATCGACACCGCTAGTCAATTAAAACAGTATGTTAGTGACATTCTTGAAGCTGCCAAAACGAGACCGGTGCGGGTTTCTGTGGACCTAGAGTGGAATGGGATCATTCCACTGAATCATGATTCGTATATTCGAACCATTAACTTAGCTTCGAATCATACCCAGGAGCCAGCAGTTGCGGTAGCAGTTCTTACAGCTCCAGGTGGAGCCTGGACATTTAACGGAACAAAAGCCGAGATTGCAAGTATATTGCAACCTTTGTTTATCCCAGATAACAATATTCAAATCGTAGGACACAACTTTATAGCAGACATTCCCTGGCTCTTATCTCTAGGAGTTGATGTCGAACCAAAATTCTGGTTCCCAAAGGATAACGACAATAATGTAGATTTCGGGCCAAACTATCCTGGGATTTTCGATGCGATTATTGCGTATCACGCTATAGATGAGTGTGGTCAATTCGGGTTGGAACATGCAGCCAGAATATGGCTGGATTTTCCGGAGTGGTCACAGGCAGTTGATGAGGAGATGAAGAAAAATAAAGGAGCCAGGGGATATGGCTTCATCTCTGAGGAAATTCTGCTGCCTTATGCTGCTACTGATGCCTATGTTACTCTTAAATTAGCGGAGGTTCTGAGCAAAGGACTTTACAGAGATGTTTTTGGCAATAATTGCTGGGGTGCGTACTGGAGAAACTTGAAGTCGCAGCTTGGTTTTCTGGAGATGAACCTTACCGGAGTCTGCATTGACTCGCAGAGAGCGCTTCAATTAGGAGAATGCTACAACACAGTTCGAGACAGGCTTTTATCGGAATTCCGAGATGAGATTAACTGGCCCACTTTTAATTTTCAATCCTGGCCTCAATGTGTCGAATTGCTGTACGGAGAGAAGTATCATGGAAAGAGTCGGATGCGTCCGGAAGGGGCTATAAGTTTCAATCTGACGCCTATCAAAACGACAGATGATAGAGAATGGGATGCCTCGTGCATACCAGGTAAAGTATCACCATCCACGGATTTGGACACACTCAACAATCTGATAGCTCAGGACGAGCGTGTTCGTAAACTGAGAGATATTAGAGTTCTTAACCAGGTTACGAAAACAATACTACCAAACAGCAGTGCCGACGAGGAGCCAGAGGGAATCCTAGCTTATGTATGTGACGATGGAAGGATTCATCCATTTTATTCGGCTCTGAAGGAAACACGTCGATGCAGTTGCTCAAAACCAAATTTACAGAACCTACCAAACAGTGAAGAAGACAGCTATAAACAAATCCTTGGAGATTTATACATTGCACCAATCAGAAGCATGATCGTGGCTCCACCAGGCTATAGCATCGTTGAGGTAGACTATAGTGGTGCCGAATTGCTTATGATTGGGGTTGCAGCACAGGATAAGAATCTTATCAATGATTATTATCTTTCGACATTACCGGACGACGATCCGAACAAATTGGACATTCACAGCCAGATCGCAGTATTGGCTTTTAATTTGAATTGCGCTCCGAACAAGAAGGCTCTCAAGGAAGCTGGAAAGCTTCATTACAGGTTAGCAGCTAAACAGATCATATTTGGCTTAAACTACGGTCGTGGTGTTAAATCCTGTTACTTTCAGTTAATTACGGAGGGCGTCGATGTAACACAGCAAGATGTCGCTAAGATTGTTGATACCATTTATACTAGATACGATAAGATTTACCCCTTCCAGGATAGTGTTAAATTGAGGGTTCGAACTCACAGGTGGCTAGCCAACTGTTTTGGAAGCTACAGAAGATTCTTCATATCTCGTTCTAGCGATGTTATCGCCAAGAATGAACGAGAAGCAATGAATTTCGTGTGTCAAAGCGGAGTAGCGGACGCAGTAGCTATTGCAATGTACAATTTCTATAAACACCCCAGCAAAAGGAGGATCGGTTATAAGTTTATAATGCACAATCACGATGCGTTGGTATTTGTTGTTCCGGACCAGAATGTTCGACAGTTCACAGAGGAGGTTGTACGCGAATGCATGCAAGAACAAGTACAATTCAGATCGTGTAATTTAGATGGTGTTCCGTATGAGAACTCCCCCTACTACAAATTTGAGTTGGAGTGGAAGATCGGAAAACGTTGGTGTTCTGAGGATTGAAGCAAAGGAAAGGACAAAGCTATGGGTTTTCGAAGCGCGATCAGCACAACAAATCAATCTTTTTGTGGGATCAAAGATCCGAACATTTATCACTACAAACTTGCTTTCAACAAAGGAGCAGTAGTATTGAAACCACATGCTCTAATAGGAGAAGACGGTGAAATTACCCCATATATCGTTGGCGACGGGGGCAACACAGCGTTGGACTTCGGTGATTGGATCAGAGCCTACGATATAGTTCGTATCGCTACCGGTGCATCTGGAGTGAGATTCTGTGTTAAGGAAACCGAATCTCTTGCTCGCAATCCCGTTCTTACATTGAAGAATGCTATTGAAGCTGCAATAGCTGGGGGAATTGCTCCGCCATCCTGGAGGACAATTCTACCAGAAAGGGACAATAACTCTCAGATGTCATCAGAGAACTTTCGCAAAGTCTGTATGACATACGAGCCAGGATGCGGGCTTTTCCTGGCGACGATTATCAGTATCCAGGGCATGCCCTATCAGCATGCTCGAAATTTAACGCTTGTCCAGATAACTAAGGCTACTGGAGCGGCTCTGTTCCAGGCGCTGATCAACGCTGGGCAACTGCCGGATCTTGACGATCCGCGTGCTGCTATTGCAATAGTCCCAGTAACTGCCAGACGAGAAGGTATGGCGATTGTACCTAACCATTATGAGGTTTCTGTTGTGGTGAACCCGCAATGGTTGGATGCGGCGCTATACCAAGGGCATAAAAGTTACATTACAAACAACAATCTGGGATGGAGTAAATTCTTATCGATTCTTTCTGAGAAGGAGCAGATTAACTATATCCTTTCCTCCTCCATACCAGCTAGTGCTGTAGTGTATGCGTTGCAGGAGTATAAGGAACTCATCCCAGCTAGTTACTGGGAAATGGGAAAGAAGATGCTCGATCGGGAAATCAATATGATTTCGAAGACCAACGAGCCGGAGGTCGTACAACCCGAGCATCAATTTAACCAGCCCAGGTATCAGCATCCTTTTGTACAGCAACAGGATGTTCCTCAATATGGCATCTCTGGACAACCTACTCAGGTTGGCGGTATCCAGTATGGCCAATCTAATGTCGGTTCTCCCGTAAATCCTGTTCAAAATCCTCAGGAGGGATTCTTTGAGGGTTTGACAGGCAAACCGCAACCGGCACAGCCAGTCGATTCTAGCTCTAATTTGCCGGAAGCGCTTACTCCTGAACAGGTGCAGGAGCAGATTCAGAAGTTCTTAATGAATCGCGGTAGGAAATAACCGCTGACGGGCGGTTTCACGCGATACCACTATGGTATCGCGTTTCTTTTATACTACATGTGGATTTTTTGTGGAGACTAACGATGGGGAAAGAATTTGATTTTGCTTCTTTGGTGAGCGAAGTTGCAGCAAAATTCGGGAAATCAAATCTGGTGGAAAAGCCTTACGCACCGATAGCAATTAAGCTTCCAGCTTTAATTCTACGGGTGCTGTTTCAAAATGAAGGGCTTATTCTTGGTAAAATAGTACATATAGTTGGCAAGGAAGCCACTTTTAAATCAACACTAGCGCTAGAGATAACCAGGTGGCATTTGGAATACAACGGATACGGTATAACGCTGCATACAGAATCTCGTTTGAACGATACTGTGATAGATGGGGTACTAGGCACATATAAGGATAGGCATACAGCTATCATCTGCGATACGCTGGAAGAATGGCAGGCCATACTCATGGATGCGAGTAAGAAACTAGGAGAGAGTCAACAGCTTGCCTGTTTCACAGTTGATAGTGTTATGGGAGTCAGCTCTGAGAAAACTATTAGCGAGGTCACAAAAGAGGGCTTTGCCAGCGCTAAATTTGCACACGAAGCAAATTTGATTGCGAGCTACTTGAGGGTTTTCAATGCGAAGCTATACGATAGACCGCATACTGTATGCATTATAAATCACCGGAAGTTTCGTCCAAATATGAACAGCTACGGTCCGCCGGAGAAAGCCTCACTCGGTGGAAATGAGATTAAATTTTGTGCTTCGTATGAGATTGAGACGACAGCTTCGGAATCAGCTAAGCAAGTGCTGGGACCAGTAACAGTGTACGATATGGGGCTGAAGCTTGATAAAAACACTTTTGGACAGGAAGGGGTCCAAATTAGGGTACCGGTAAGGTTTATCAATGCTTCGGATGGAACCCAAGTAATATTCGATTGGCATGCCGCTACGACGTACATGTTGAGCAAGGCTAACGTTGTGCGCCCTGCGCCATCGAGTACAATTTTGAAGAGATTGGGAGAAATTATCACGGTATCGGTGCGTAGGGGAGGACCAAAAGGAGATCTCTTTTATAGTGAGCAACTTGGAATTCAGCCAATAAATGCAGTCTCTGCTACAGAATTCGGAATGGCGTTAGAGGAACGCTCAGACATATTACAGGCAATATATGAATTGTTCGGTATCTTCCGACGGTATATATATAATCCTGAATTATCTTATTCAGAAAATGTGGACAAAGCTGTGGAATTCTATAAAACGGTGAAGCAACCTGAACAGAATGTCAATAAGTTAACTGAAGACGAAGAAACTAACTGAAATCAGATGTTTGGACTATGTCGGAGGAGAATGGATTCTACCAGGAGAATACACCTGGCCATGTCACGAGATGCCGTATAACGAGGATACGCCGGTACAGTTACCATGTCTAATAACGAAGAGTTGCCAAGAAGACTGGAGCTGATTGCTAATCTTATTCACCTGAAGGGTAAACCCTACAGACCTTATCAACAGTTCTATCCTCTCTTCGAAAAGCTTCAACCGTGGGTGACGGTGCTGAAGACAGGACGGCAGGTCTCGAAGACGACAAGTAGCTGTATTCAATCAATTCTGCAATGCGCTACAACTCCCAACTTCGTGACACTATATGTCATGCCGTCAGAAACACAAGCACTGAATACCAGTATCTTGTTCTGGCGGCCTATTATTCAGGACTCCCCTATATCCAAGTTGTGTAGCCTAAAGTTGGAGCAGATAAAAAAATATCAATTCGAGAACAACTCTGCTATAGTTCTCTCGTATGCGCACTTTAATGCAGAACGAGTGCGTGGTATCCCAGCAGATAAGATTCACGTGGATGAGATACAGGATATTAATGAGGAGTTCCTTCCCATAATTGAATCGTCTGCCAGTGGTTCTAAATACAGATTAATGCTATATACAGGTACACCAAAAACGCATCAGAATGTACTGCAAAGTCTGTGGAATAGATCCAGTCAGGCAGAGTGGTGTATAAAATGTGAGGCATGTAATTACTGGAACATACCAAGCATAAAACACGACATTTTGGATATGATACAGCCTGCTAATGATCGCGTCGTATCAAAGGAATATCCTGGAACGGTGTGCGCTAAATGTGGTCGGATAATTTACCCTCAGAAGGGTCAATGGGTCCATGCTTATCCTGATCGAAAGTATCTCACATGTGGATACCATTTGCCTCAAATCGTCGTAGAGCTGCATTATGCAGACCCACTGAACTGGGCGATTATTAACGCATATAAACAAGGTATAGGGCAGATGACCTATGACGACTTCCTGCGGGAAGTCCTGGGAGAACCAGCCGACCGAAGCTCCAGACTGCTATCTTATTACGATCTTGCCAAACAAGCAAAACTTGCACGGCGGGATGCGGAAGAGACTCTGTTACAGACGCTGGATTATTACAGACTGCGAGTTTTCGGAATCGACTGGGGTGGAGGAGGCAAGCGAGGTAATTACACAACAATTGCTCTAGTTTGCCTGGCTCCGGACGGGAGAATCCATGTACCCTGGGCTACTGCTCTTGCAAATCCGCATGATCATATCGGCGAGGGTAAGCAAATTGTCAAATTGGCTAAAAAATTCAAGGTACACCTTATATCACATGACTGTAGTGGTGCTGGAGCGCTGCGCGAAACCATTCTGATACAAAGCGGTTATCCGGCAGATAAGCTCATGCCATGTCGGTACGTCAGAATGAGCGAGGGAGTTACCGTTAAATACTGTCCAGCATCGCCAACAAATCCACGTCGTTTATGGAATATAGATTCTACCAGAGCTTTGCTGATGGTTGCTGGTGCAATCAAATCGGGTATGATCGAATTCTTTGCAGATGACTATAAAAGTGAAGCTGAACCAGGATTATTAAGGCACTTCTTAGCACTCGTGGAAGAAATGAGCAACGACAAGGTTGGAAAGCAGTATCGGATTGTTTGTGAGGAGGGTTTGCGCGATGAGTTTGCTCAAGCAACGATGCTTGGTTGTCTAGCAATATGGAATTCAACAGGAGCTTGGCCCAGATATGAATGAGATACCTTCTATAGTTCCAATCCATCTACGATGGGAGAAGATAAAGTACAAACGAAGGGGCAAGTCATATACTTTTTACTTCAGCCATTATTATGTGGGCGGGAAACCAACTTATCATTTTGATGAAATATACATCACTATATTACAGCGAGTTGGCATGACGGTCTCTGTCGAAATCCTGTCACATGCATGGCTGGTTGAGGAAGACTGGCTGCCGGTGGCAGAGCGGGTCCTTTGGATGCTTATGAAGGGAGCGAATTCAGCATGCTTAAACTAACTCTGGTCAGATGCCTCATGCGTGAGAACAGCAGGCACGTTGTGTTCCTGTTAGTACCAAAAGCGGTACTCCCGTATATGCCAGTTCTAAGTACTCATGGGGATGTGTTAGAGTCGGAGCGATCTAACATCGATCAGCGTGTAGGTGTGGCTGTTTTTCCAGACTCTGAACAGATGTCGCCAATTACATTGACATTTAATAACAGTACGTGTGATTGGGTTCTCAAGATACAGGGCAAATGTATTAGTATAACAATACGATCTCCTAATTTGAAAAGTATATTTTATAGCCTATTTTATTCAGAGATTTACGACAAGTACAGTAGGGGAGAGATTGACGAGACGAGCTACCGCAGGATATTAAAGGACGTGGAGGATGCTGTACTAACCTATGAACAGGAAGAACAAACGGAGAGGAGACGATAAGATGGAAAGGACGATCACTAAGACTTATGAAAAGATGGCGATGAGGACTGTCCACAAAGTTCTTAAACGTAGGGGATATGATAATCCGGAGGAACTATTTCCGACCTGGTTGGAATTCAAACGATATATGTTGGAAACCAAGCATGTTGTGGTTATGTTGCATAAGTTATCGTTAACGAACGATAACTTTATGATGGCTTTTCGTAGGTTTTCTCGTAAACATTTCAATACTATACGGGAAAGGCATTATGACTGTGAAAGCGTTGCAATGGATCTGCCCACCGTCATCGTGTTCCCGTGGAAATCCCTATTGTACTGTGCCACAGATCACATCGAAGCTCTGACATACCCCTATGCAGGACCGGAATTTGGACATGATTATTGTCTGGATCCCATTATGATCCTGGATAGCGGTAATCTTGTGGTAACAACATTTCAGAATTATCTCATGACCGCACTATGAATCAGCTAAGAGCTTCAAGCTTACCAGTAGCAGAATATCGGAAAAGTCTTAAGTTCTGCTACGAAACATGTGCCAGGTTCCTGTACAACAGGAATCTTCCGGAGCTAAAAGAAGTTCTGGTAACAGCAATCTCTGAGAAGATTTACGATAAGTTCAGGAAAAATAAAACAGAGCTGTATTTTATAACAGGACAGCTTATCACTCCAGGACAAGAATACAACACAAATGCTAGACATCTAGCCGTTTGCCTGGCAACTCTATTAGTTTGTGCTGGATATAAAACATATCGCAGTTTTGGGAGAATTTTGGGATATGAACTGAAGGATGGTTTGTGGGTGACACGAGTGATGCCACTCCTTCACGACAATCCCAATGAGCCCTTGTTAATTCGAACTACCAATGAAACAGAAATACAGGAGATTGTATATTGGGTGAAGAAATCTGGCATCTCTGTGAAGCAAGAATTATTACCAAGAGATCTAGACTATCTAACCGGTATGTACGTTACGTATATTAGGGACGATGTGCTAAGAGTATCCAAAATCGTACCCGTTAACGAACTCGAGCTAGCGAGAAGGAACAAAGAAATCCTGTATTCTCGTTTTGGTTTAAATTCGAGAAAACAGGAATATAAATGTAGGTACTGTGGCTCTGTACACAAAAGCAAACAAAGCTGGTGTCCAGAACTATCGTTTAAGCTAAGCGACGTAAGGTTTAGCTTCGAAGATTTCGTATAGTACTTCGTCAGGGGGTGAGGGGTGAACTACACTATGTAGTTCACCCCCAGATTTTTATACAAAAGGAGGATTGCTATGTTTCAATTCAGAGATCCGAGTGCGCCAGTAGTAGCCTTCTATTCACCAGGAAGGGATCTTGCACACGTTGGATTTTTCCTTCTAAATAGTGGCCTAGAAAGACTGAAGTACGGAGTAGAGCATGGGAGCAAAAATGTTCGTGACTTCATGCAACGACATAATATATCAGAGCAGGAACTCAAGGACGCGATAGACGCCTTTATAGTATCGATTGAAGAGGAGGTTAAAAATCCTAGCGATAGTATGTTATTAAAAAACTCATTCTCCATGTGCAGATACGAAGTGCGATATCTCATATACTCATCGATTGCACCATTATTTATAGCAGCCACTATAAAAGGGAAAAAGGATGTGCTAGATCACGCTGATGCAGTAGAGTATCACGGAGAAGAATTCCACCGTAAAATAACCGGGCTGGTACCCAATTGGGATATTAATAATCCCTCTGTGTTCGATATTGTGAGGGCTGTTTGTGTAAACACATGGACGCGGATGAAGGAAAAATTAAATAACTGGAGGATATGGTAACATGTCGGAAACATCACACGAAAGCTTTTTTGAGCCTCTTCTATATGAGGCGAAGAGAAGTGGGTATTTTGTATATACCCACTATAACAGAATACTAGTCATAATATATAACTTTGCGCTTAAGTTACTAGCAAGAACCTATGGAAAGGAAAAGCTTCAGAAGATTCAAAGCGTTATCAAATTTCCAGGCGAATCTAATAGTTTTGAAAAAATGGATGGAGAGGTAGAACGGATTACATATGTAGCTACAGAAGAGAAATATTCCGAAGAGGATGTGGCTGAACTTTGGGATAATAACAAAAGAGTTCCGCCAAACTTTCAAAAAAGAGACATGCGATGTCCGCCGACAACATCCCTATTCGGACGACATCCGCACGTATTATTCCTAACAGAAATCCCATACGGATCACTAACATCGAGCATCAATGATATTAAATTCTATCAACATTACAGTTCGGATGTAAAAGATCGCTACTATGCTTTTGAATCTTTTGTACCTGTGCGGACAGCTAATCCATACCTAGAGTATATTTTAGCTCGTCTGCTGTGGGGGGTGATTGTAAATACTAATATAAACAACTTGAGTCTAGATTGGTATGATACATCCTATAGGATGCATCTTGTTCCCAGGAATCTCTGCAGATCTACGGAAACATGGATACTGGCTGGTCATACTTACGGTCATCTTCTCCCGGAGAGTGATTTCTACTGGACGTTCTCCCTCTCAGAACCAATGCGTACTACAAACGGCTATTTTGGAAAAATAGCCTGGGGTTATGAGGGTCGGAGATCTTATAAAACGAAAAACTACGAGCGGATTCTGTGCGGGATCCAATTTGGAGATTACTTTTCGCACCATCTTCCATCCGTAGGTACTGCTCTCAATTATATGGACAACCAGCTTGCTTCTGGTATATTCTTGCTCAATCAGATAAGACATATGTGTGATAAATTTCTGGAAATAATGATAACTCGTCCATCAGAGGAGGATTTCGACGACCCATTGATGTTAGTAAGATTTGGGGTAAGAGATACCTCCCCTATGAATAAGTGCTATCAGTATGTGATGCAAAAGACCATTGAAGTGCTGAAAGGACTTAATCAGGATATTCACCGCAAAGCCAGGAACATGCTTCAACTGATGCATGAGGCGGCAACTGATTAGATCAGCAGAATAGCTAACACAGGATACGGAACAGCGGTGAAATATAATTATTTATAATTTTATGAAAGGGAACCGAACCATGCCTCGTGGAATAATAGACAGAACCGCATATGGAATTATTTCTAAACTGTCTCCAGGGACGCGCGTCCTGCTGATGCGCAGCCTGCACGAGGCTCAGAGAGCCGGAAAGCATTATGATATACGGCTGGGTTCACCGGAAACCAATCTCTTCAGTTGGGCTACACGGAAGGAATTTCCACAGGAACCGGGGCAAACAATAGCGTTGTACCAACAGCCGGTTCATTCGTGGAAATATCAATATTTTTCCGGTCAGATACCGCGAGGATATGGAGCAGGATATGTACATCCTGCGGAAAAATTTGATGCCATACTGCATGATGTATCTGACGACTCTCTAACGTTTTCGTTACAGACGCCCCAAGGCATACAGCGTTTTCAACTTATCAAAAAGAGACAGTCTGGATCGAAACCGGTATGGTATCTTACAAACATTACACCAACTTTAGAAGAATACCCAGAAAAACTACACTACACACCGATCACCGAAGATCAGGCAAGAAAACTAATCAATGAAATAAATAAGTCTATATCGTCTGTTCAACCAAAGCTTGATGGCGCCCTGTCTCTGATTCGCATCAAAGATAACAAAATTGAAGTATTTTCACATCGAATATCCAAGAAAACTGGACAACCGATTTTACATACAGAGCGGATATTTCCGGAGATACCAAAGGTCGAAATTCCAAAAAGTTTAGACGATACCTTATTGCTGGGAGAAATTTATGCTGTACAGAAAACCAAGGACGGGGAACGAGTCCTGCCGCCGAATGAATTGTCGGCGCTCTTGAATTCTGGACTGGCAAAGTCCCGAGAGAAGCAGAGGCAGCTCGGCATAGAGTTTCGAGTGTACGTATTCGATACCGTTAAACATGGAAAACCCGATGAAGAATGGAGTGAATGGTATCTGCGTCCATACGAGCAGCGAAGAAATTTTATAAATCAAGTGATCAAGTATTTACCAAAATATTTTCATGCTCCGATCGAAGCGAAGACACCGGAGGATGCGGAACGGTTGTTACTGGATATCAAACGACGTGTACACCCTCTAACCAGAGAAGGTGTTGTCCTATTCCCGAACGCTGGAGTACCTTTCAAATTTAAGACAACAAAAGAAAGGGATGTCTATATACGAGAGCTGACACCAGGAGAAGGTAAGTATAAAGGTAAAGCTGTTGGTGGATTCCGTTTCAGTTATGAACCGGAGGGGCAGATCGTAGGGACAGTGGGCAGTGGTTTGGATGATATGCTTCGACAGGAAATGTGGAAACGCCCGGAGGAATTTATCGGGCGAAAGGCACGAGTCAAATATCAAGAAGAACTTCCTAGTAAGAGTCTTCGTGCTCCAGTATTCCTGGGATTGCACGAAGGCTAAGCGCCAAGTAGGCGAGCACAACTAAACGTTCTGACCTTTCCCGGAAATAAGCAATAAGCTATTTCCGGGATTTTTATTTGGAGGAAAGGAGAATGAGCTTCCTTTGTCGTCCTAGATTGAATCGTACTGTAAAGCTTCAGGTATTCCGTGAGTTTGTTGCTACTCAGATACAGCATATCTTTAGACATATTTTGAATCGAATCAAAAGGAACAGCTTCCCAGAGGAACCAAACAGGTACCATTTTCGGAAACTGCCGTACTTCTGTGTGCCAGTAGGTATTGCTCCGGATCTAAATCTGTGGGAGATGCGCTGGTTTTACAGAAATCAAAATGATATCTCGATA